GTTGTGACCTAAAATTTATAGCTTAAAATTCTCCCAGCTACTGATTAATTCTTCAGTAGTCATCGGAGCTTGCCATTTACCCTTCATAACTCGACTTAAAGCACTTTCGACGAAATTAGTTTGTAAATTTCTAATTGCGTCATTAGGTGCTGTGAAAGTTGATTCAGATCTAAAAGATCCGTATCAAATTTCATTAGTCTGGTTAAGTTGGTAAAAACCATTATTGATAATAGATGACATCAATACTAAAGATTGTATTTTGTTACGATCTTTATTAAAGATAGCATCTATATCAAGGTCTTGTATCTCTTTTGATGCATTGTGTAACACACATGAATCAGAAAGATCCCAAGATTTGACCTTTTCTCAAGAGGCCATTATGGTATTATAAACGGCAATGAATATTGGATTATCAGCAAGTAGATTTTTATCTTCCTCTTCAAATTTACTTAAAAGTAAATCTGGATTAGAGATAATTCTATTGTTGATCTTTCCAACTTGGTTAGCCATTCCTTGTGAAAGGATTCTTTTATATTCTAAAAGAGCTTCCCTTTCACTAGGTATATGATAATTGTCGTTAGTTACCATAATTGCGAATAAGTTTCTCAACTTATCGTAAGAATAGTAACCAAAGTCAATATCTAATGACAAACCAAGAGCTATGAACCTTTTAAATTTCTTATAACTTATATTTAACATTTTCGTAATAACTTTTTTACGACTTTTTAAATATACTTTTATAGGAAATTTAAAATAAAGTCTTCTAACTAAATCAACCAAAGATAACTTACTGATATACAGATTATTCTTTATTTTAAAGTAATCATATAAAATTAAAAATACAATAAATGAATTTTTAAAATTATTAATGATTCCCTTTAAAGGAATACCTGTAATTTCAATAGGTTTACCATTTGAGTATCTTATCCATCTTTTTGCAAATTCATATGTATCTTTCGATACATGTGTCTTGTTTAAAGACACTTCAACTCCCATTTTTGTCAAAACTTTTATATAAGTTTTAGCAACTTTATCGTTTTTAATAACGATATCGTCACCTAATAATATATACTGATTAAAATCAGTAATATTATTAAGACTAGCACATCAATGTACTAGTAAATGGTGTGTTAAAGTGAAAACTGCTCAAGACGAGTAAGTACCCATAGGTTGTCCAGTAGAATATTTTACTAGATTACCTTCCGGTGTAACAAACTGTCTATTTGATAATATGTAACGTCAACTAGAAGCAAAATTTTCATTGAAAATTCTAACTAATAGTCGCCGTTGCAAATCAATAGGAAATCTGTCAGTTGCGGATGATAAGTCTAAGGATCAAAAGCTCTCTTCATTGTTTTCCCATTCATGTAATGGACTCTGAGTAAAGGTCCTATCATTATATTTGAAATTATTCTTTAATATATTTAATACTATATTATGAATTGGTTTCAAATATAATTGAGTAAAATAGTCAGAAATGGCTATAATTCTCAATTTTGATTCAGGATCTTTCACAAAACTTAATTTTCCATTAGATTTACATTTAATAGAAAATAAGTTATTGTCTCAGGCGTGCTTATATGATTTACAAAAGAAATCAACCCCTTCCTGATCAGTAAGATTAAATATATTCTGCATCTCTTCATAGCTATATTGTAATAGACTATGATAAGATGTAACTAAAGCTGATCCTTCAGGACCAGATTTAGTTGTCAGATATATATTATCTTTTGAAAAGGACGGTAAAGGTTTCTTTAGGGCAAACTCCTTAACGAATTTGTTGATAAAACCACCAGGTATAGTATATCTTCCTTTCGGAGGATCTATTATACTATGGTAATCAGGTTTAACCTTAGATCATTCATTTTTATTCAAAATTCATGATCTACTAAAATTTAAAATTGTTAAAACAAATTTTAAATCAGAGGTTGTACCCTTATCAACAAAAGGCTTAAGGAATAGAAGCTTTTTAGGTCACCCATCTTTAGTTAAACCTATACTCATATTATTACTTAACAAAGGATGACCACATATGTACCTTGTACAATGTAGTCTCATTTGTTTATAGTATTTTATAGTATGGATTAAACCCCAATCTTTCTTTCACTTAAAAAGTGTAGAAATAAAGGGTCTAAAGAATGGCTTTACATTTATATTAGGAAAAAGAAAATATAGAAGTCTTTTTAAAACTTTTATATGAATATTTTTCATAATATTTATTTAAAGTGTGGACCTATCCACTTGTCTTAATCATCATCTTAAAAGGCAATATAGTATATGACTATACTGTTGACCCTTTTAAGGTAACAAGGTCTATTAATACCTTTATTAATAGCTTTGTAAGCAACTCAAGTAATGAAATTTAATTCACAGAGTTTAACTTTGTAATTAATAATTAGTTGGACTTTAACCAACAACAGTTCAATTAATATACAATACTTGAGGTCCTTGACAATCTATTGATTTTACTCAAATAGATAGGCTTACCTCTGAGCAACCCTTGTTTAAGAGGACTCAGGTAAACCGAAGAAATAACAGTTAAGTTATTTTTGATGGTAAGAAATAATCTAAATTATTTCTTAGCTCTTCGGAGCAATTTATCCTTTAC